TCCTCATCCGCAACTCAATTTCTTCACGAACCTCTGGAATCTCTTTGGCCAACATATTCAGAAAACCATTTAGGTAACCTACTGTAAATGCTTTAATCTCATAATCACCAGCACCAGATATCATATCCTTAGCACCATCTTGGATCATATCAGTAAAATCATCAACTACAGTGCGCTTAAATTCTGTCATAATAAAACTCCTAGTAGAGACCAAAGACAATAACAACTACAGCAGCCATAATACACACATAACCAACCATCGCATCAACGTCAAAATTTCTCATTTTCATTTCCTTAAGAAGATCGTTTTGATTTAAAACCGTAACTACGCACACTCACCGATTTACGACCTACATTTTGAATACTACCTCTAACAGAAGGAAAAGTAATCTCAGATTTCCTTGCTTTTTTCATAGGTAATACGGTAATAATTACGCCAGATTCTCTCAACATTTTAAGTGGTAATAACATTTTCTTCACTTTCATTATCAACTAATCAGACTCTAGTATATCATACCCAAGCCGAATGTCAAGCGCTTTTGTAAGCTCTTGATTTATAAAGAAAAAAAGTGGTACCAAAGTACCACCCAAACTAGTGTCTGGCAAAGCCAACTGTATCACTAGAACCCAAAAAATTCATCATAAGTCATTGATTCCAAAGTGTTTTTTAATCTTCTCCTCTAGTAGAACCTTACCAGTATAACTGCTAGGATCATTAAAATTCTTCAATGTATCCTGTCTTACCAACCAAGCGCACTCTTTTACAATCAATTGACCATACATCTGTTTATCAAATACTGGGTTAAAATCAGTATCATAGTAACACAGTACCGCCAACTCATCTAGTCTATTCATAGCATCCTCTGCAACTTTATTAGCAATCCTTGTTTTCTTCATCATTTAAGTATTCCTCTACATGCTTATATGCTTCTTCTAAAGTATCAAAGAAACCACCACCAATCTCTTCTTTATTATAGAATTCAGTAACCATAATCTGACCATGATTAGTGGTACTGAATACCTCTACACCAACCTTTAAAATATCAATTCTAACTGATTTATTAGGATTCATTTTATTACTCATTTATCCTTTTAAGGCCAGCAGCTTCACATATTTCACGAATCTGATAGCTTGCTTTTTTAGCCCATTTATAATAATTTGTATAACATTGGTATACATCTTTATCTATCATAGCGTCATACTCGTCTAATACTTTCTGTAATCTATCCTTGTTTTTATGAATTGTAATCATCTTAGAAACATATGTTGGAGTAGCACGGATTTCTTTTATAAACTCTTTCCATTCACCAGAATTCAGGTATTTACGAGCAGTGTAGAGTAATTCAGCAATAAGAAGCACGGTTTCTTTATTCTTTCGCACACGCTTTTGCCAAGACAACTCACTAAATTTAACAATACATCTTTTCACTTTTTCATTCATTTTATTACCTCTTATATAAGTAAGAACCAGCCCAATCGGCATTATCTTTGATATACTCTAAATCCTTGAATAGATTATATCGAACACCATTCTTTGCGGGTGCTTTGTAACTGGATGCCATTAACACATTACCCGTCTTTTTCTCTACAAAGGCATGAACTGAAGCACTACTACTCCATTCACTAGTTTCCTTGTATTTTTGCTTCATAATAATCTTATAATACTTATTACCAGAGTCAATCAAGTAATATTGAGTAAAAAAAGAATTAGAAGCAGTTTTCTCATAAATTCCATGTAAAATATCGCAATACTCACATACTAACTCTTCAACTGTTTTCATCTTAAGCCCTTGTCAATTGAATATCAAATTTAAACTGGTTCATTTTCTCATCGTATAGAGTAACCGTCTTACCAATACCACGGTCTTTACCCATACAATCCAAAGCAAAGAACATAGCAGTATTCTGTAAACTAAAATCCGATACAGTGCGCCTCTTAATTGCAGTGGTACTAGTATAAAAACAAACATTATTTACAATTGCTCTAATTCTCATAACAACTCCTAATCAACTATTAATTACCCAACCACGTATATACTTAATGACGATATATCCCATCTCGGTTTTCTTCTGGACTTCCGATTTAATATATGCGGAAGTGCATGGGGCAAAATCTATGGTTTCCATCTTGTGGATACCACGTTTTTTTAAATCTTTATATAATACCAATCTGTATTCTTGCATTTTCATTCTACAACTCCTAATCAACTATTCAGACTACATTATATCAGAACTGTACCGAATGTCAAGCGTTTTGTAACTCATTGATTTATAAGGGTGAACACTATCCGTTGACTCTTCTTAACAACCTGGGCTAACGCCGTATGGTTTCTCTAAAGATTTTACTCTTCCCGGTCAGAAACAGGACTGGCAACAGTATTCACTCTTATAACACTCTCAACTCAGACTACATTATAACACAACTATACCAAATGTCAAGCGTTTTCGTGTCTATTCCAACTTAAAACTTCGTATGCCTCTACCACTTTCTTACTATACATCATTAAAGGATTCTTCATACCTTTAATATCCATCATTAAATCATATACAGACCAACCAAAGAACTCTGCCTCTTTCTCCAATACTTTCTTTGCAGTCTCAATTTTCAATTATTATTCTCCAATTCAGATACTAGACACAAAACCTTGTCCATATCAACATATTCCACCTTGGATTGCCAGTCCAACCTAACTTCATACTGAATAACTGCATCAGCACCGAACTTAACACGACTATCCAACACGGTACCCCAGCACTCAGCACCCTCAGAGGTTATAATAACAACATGGGCACCTTCTTCGTATCTTTCAATAATCATAACAACTCCTAATCAATCAATTCAGACTCTATTATACTACAACTATACCCAATGTCAAGCGTTATTTCCTGTATGAATTACCATATCGGTCTAAAACTACTTGTAACTGAGGTTCTACAGTAAACCACTTTTTTACATTGAGAATCCCTGGTAAATTAGGCAACTCATATAGTGCTTTCTTTGGCATCCACACAAATCGCTTGGTGGATAACACTCTGAACTTAACTGCAGTCAACCGGTCCTCAACAACTTCGCAAGGAAGCGCTTGGTTGAAAGCTACATGAGAAAACCACAAGGATTTAATATCACCAATGTTCATATTAAGCAAATTCCTTAGTATAAATGTAAGCCAAGTCTGCACATCCGATTGAAAACAGAAAGTCCTTAAACAAGTATCCCATCTCCATCGCTTTTGTTAGAGAATCACCGTTATAAATCGCAATTTCACCCATATACCCTTGGTCCATAATGAAGTCTGCATAGGCATCACAGTATTGCAACTCGTAAATTTTATCTTCTAAACTCATAATCATTCCTTTTTCTCAATTCAGACTCTATTATACTATAACTATACCAAATGTCAAGCATTATTTGTGGTTCGTAAGTCATTGATTTGATTGAGGATTCTCTGAGACACTTAGATAGTCTATTCCCGCCCTTCCAACCCTCTAATTATAACACAGAATGACATAAAAGTCAAGCATTTCTGTAAGTCACTGATAATAAACGGTAAATTCTTAGAGACCTATTGGTCCGCCGTTGAGGATTCTCTGAGATTGCTTGAACATTACGTAAAGGTCAGCACGGACTATCAGAATATCAGAGAAAGACCGCATATTATATGGATTATCTCTGGTATTTTATTATTTTATTTGGTATAAGGTTAGTGAGCACTTACTTCAGGAATTACGGATGTGCGTTTGTCACAGAGTTATACACAAGTTATACATGGTTATACACAGAGTTATGCACAGCCAGAGGTCTAGTATGGTTTCTTTTTTATTATGCTACTGTTCCTAATACAGTACCATACACTGCCCAGGTTAAACTATTTCCATTTTGTTGAACTGCATAACCAACAGCACCACCAGAACCTCCAGAGTAAACTGCGGTATTATATGGATTTGTATTAACGATAGTGCCAGCACTACCAGAATTACCAGCTTGATACCCAGCAGAATTACCACCATTACCACCTAACCACTCACCATCTGGTCCGGGTGGACTTTCGCTATCGCCGGGATTTTGAAAATAAACTTTACCGCCTATACCACCAACTCCAGTTGTAACTGAACTACCATCAGCACCGTTTCTTTCAACATTAGCAAGCTCTATGGGTGCGTTTGATGCACCACCAACTCCATTAGTACCATTACCTTGTGCCGCACCACCACCGCCACCAGCGTAAATTTGATCAGCGTTATTATACGGACCAGTGGATCTTGAAAGACCGCCACCACCCGCACCACCACCGCCACCATAAATTACCGAGTTATTATATATTGTTACTGGATATGATAAAGAGATTGCAGTACCTCCGTTACCACCATTACCACCAGTAGGAGAAGCAATAGTACCGCCAGCACCACCATTACCACCTCTTCCAATAATTTCAGAGTTATTTACAATTGTTATCGTAGAACCACTTGGCCAACCTGTGCCAGTAGTAAATGATGAAACTCCTAATGTATTACTACGTATTAACACATTGTTATTAAAGGTAACATCATACGGGACACTAAAAGATCCGTAATTTGCAACTATCCAATCCCACAAATTGAAACCTGTTGTATTAGAAGTAGTTAATGTAGCATTAATGACATATCTTCTTGATGTATTATAAAATTTACTAACAGATATGGCACCACTTGTTGATACATTAGAATTTACTGAAGTGGTGAAATTAGGCACATAAGTACCACCTCTATAATATTCACTCAAACTAATAGGGTTTGTTCCAGTAAACTCTGTTTGTATTTCAGATAATTTTAAGAAACCTGAACTTTTAATAGCCATTTAATGCCTTTACCAATTGATTTTTTCTTCTTCATCATCTTCGAATGATGGTATATTTATCGCAAAATCTTCAGGCTTTAACATATACTCACCATCACGCCTGCGATTAAGATTCTCCATTGCATATTTATTCATTCTTGCGGTCGCTGCTCCTTCAGGTGTTCTATAATATTCAGTCAATTTAAGACTACGTTTTAGTTTATCTTCTTGACTATGTGTTCTTACATTACCACAACTGCGACTACAATATGGTCCTCTTTTAGAGTGTTCAGTGCCACATCTAGGACATTCTTTCATGCTAATAGATTATTGATATAATAAACTGCTTCAGTCTCGCTAGTGAAATATCGTATTAGAACTTCATCACTAGCGATAGACTGAAACAGTAACAATACATTATCACCACATATTGAAAACTTAATAATCCATCCTCCCCTAATAACAGGGATAAAACTTTTTGTATTACTTCTTATTGCCTGAAAAGGCGTAATTTCCTTGGATGATTTGTTTTGCATTTTCTGTACCAGTTTCCATAAATTTTACCATACTATCTAAGTATGTATTCTTTTCAGAACCTGAGAATTTACTAAATGCATCTACATATGATTTAACTGCACCAACTTGGACATCAATCAAATCTACTGCCAACTCTTGTGTTTTCTTTGTATCAAACATGATTCTTTTTCCTTAATGAACGGGCTTCAATTAATGTATCTACCATAATTTTAATGAAATTTTTAATCTTTTCTAACATTTTTGTCCTCTTTAGTAAAGGCCTCACAATGAAGCCTCTACTATTATATATCAAAAAATGACACAATGCAACAATAATTTAAGATGATATATTTACAACCTTCGCATTAGATATTTTCACTTGGGCATCTTCTTGTTGTATCCGTGCTAAGATATAATCTTTTACCAATGATGACCTAACTATATCTTCAACGGTGAATTCAATCCGTGTAAATGCTGCCATATGCATAGCAATATCAAAGAACTTTAATATGCCACTCATATCATTCTTACGTTTGGTTAAATCTGTTTGCCTATAATCACCACACCATATAATTTTAGACCTATAACCTACCCGTGTCATAACAGTATCAATCTCTTCAAAATTCAAATTCTGCATCTCATCTACAATAATGATTGCATCATCAAATGACATACCACGAATGAATGAGGTTGATATGAACTGAACATAACCTTGTTCTTCTAATCGTTCCCATGCATCTTTACGATCAAATAAGGTATGACAGATTTGTTTGTATGGTTGCTGGTAGATATCCATTTTTTCATCTACATCACCAGGCAAGTGTCCCATCTCTCTTGACTGAACTGCAGACCTAACTACAATAACTTTCTTGAATGGATTTGATTTGTCTAAAACTTCTTCTAGTGCTTTGTATAATGCACAGAATGTTTTACCTGTACCTGCAACTCCGTGTAATGCTATAAAATAATCACCGTGTCTATATGCTTCAAAGAATGACTTTTGGTTCTCTGTTAATGGTTGAAATGTTTTTAGGTCATCAATTCTGATTTTAAGTGTTTGATGAGTCTTGGTTGTTTGTCTTTCAACGACATTATTTGCAGATTGTTTTCTGGACATATTATTCCCTTTAAATGGGCTCTGTGTATTTTACACGATACCCAACTGTTATAGTATTCTTCAGATAACAAAGCATTTCTTGTAAATATTTCATATGTTTCAAAATATGAACAAGGCGCTCTTGTTTTGCATAAATGTAATATTGTGCGTTTGAAATTCTCCTTTCCGTATTGTTGAACATCTTTCTTTACTTCATCAGAGGAAGACCAATAGGTCATCCAATCAGATTGTTTTCTGATTTTCTTTTTCTTACCTTTGATTTGTTGTGTACCAGATTTGGTAAAGAACTTACGACCGATATACTTTTTACCAGTCGTAAGATTCTCTATGAGATAAACGAAACCGTAATAGGTTTCTACATCTTCTTGTGTGAATTCAATATTATTATAAAACCATGTCATAATAATATATAGTCAATTAGATATCTTCGTTTTGATATTCTTTATTTACTATCAGATATTCAGCACAGAACGGACAATATGTGGGACTATCTTCACAATCATCCTCATCGTAAATTATTTTATACTTTGAGTCACAATTGTCACAGTGGTGTTTTAAAATCATTTTCTATTCCTTATGATGCTTTCCCCCATACATCTCCCCATGAACCTCCTAATGCACCCTTTGCGTAATCTGTAGCACGATTCTCAAAAAAGTTTGTATGAACTGGTGCATTGATCATCTCTTCAACCCATGGTAAGGGATTGCGTTTAACTTTAAATATGCCTTTAAGACCCAATGATATCAGTCTACGATCAGCAATATATCTTATATATGTTTTAACATCTTCTGGTGTTAAACCTTCAATTGCACCTAAATTGAAACATAAATCAATGAACTTATCTTCCAACTCAACCATTCTCTCTGCAATACTATAAATTCTTTCTTTCAACTCATCATTCCATATCTCTTTGTTCTCTTCAATAAATGTTCTAAACAACTTGATCATAGACTCAGCGTGCATTGTTTCATCTACAATAGACCATGTAATAATCTGTCCCATACCCTTCATCTTACCATGACGAGGGAAGTTTAATAACATAATGAATGAACTAAACAACTGCATACCTTCAGTAAATGCACTGAATACAGCAATATGTGTTGCAGTATTATCTAAGGTAGAATTCTGTCCTGATATATCTGTTACATAATCATGTTTCTCTACCATCTCTTTGTATTCCATGAATTCATTATAGGTAGACTCTGGCATACCTAATGTTTCAATGAGATGACTATATGCCGCAATGTGTAATGCTTCTCGTGCTGCAAACCCCATCAACATCATTCTAACTTCAGGTTGAGGAAAATGAGGCAGATAGTTATTAACATAACCACCTGCAACATCAATATCACCTTGAGTAAAGAATCTAAAAATGTTAGTAAGAAATTTCTTTTCTTCGTTTGTTAGTTTCTTCTTCCAATCTTTAACATCTTCTAACATAGGTACTTCACTATGAATCCAATGTGATTGTTCATGTTTCAACCATGCATCATATGCCCATGGATAGTTAAATGGTTTGAATGATACTCTCGTGTCTGTCAGTTTTGATTTTGTTTTTGCGGCGTTCATATTTCTTTGCTCCAATAATTGTTACATTGCTTTCTGTTTCTATCCAAACTCTTGCTCCACAAGATAAAGGTTTATCTGGACTATACACTATTTTTGAAGGACCGTCAATAGATACTTCATGACCATAAGTGTTTGTCTTTCCTTGTTTAATTGTGAGAACTGGTTCATTTTCTTTGTGTATTCTGTTACTCTTTATTATGTGTTGATTAACATGAATAATAGTTTTCATTACATTAGTCCTAGTTTCTTCCAATCTTCACGAATCTTATTCTTTACATTGATAGGCAATGCAACATAATCTAATTCATCTGCTAACTTATCACCACTAGTAAATGCCCAATCAAAGAACTTCAATGCATCTTTAACTTGAACGGGGTTGGTTGGTTTAACATGAACTAATATGAATGTAGCACCACTGATAGGCCATGCACCTTTACCAGATTGATTAGTTAAGATTTGATAGTATGTTTTGTTCCACTCTGCATTAGCAGCGGCAGCACGGAATGCATCTTCATCTGGTGTAACCCATGTGCCTGCAGCATTTTGAACTTGAACCCAATTCATTTTAGTTTGTTTAACATAAGCATACTCAACATAACCAATAGAATTAGGTAATTGCTTAACCATTGCTGATACACCTTCGTTACCTTTACCACCAGCACCTTTTTTCCAATTAACTGCCGTGCCTTCACCAATTGCATCTTTAAACTCTTTATTAACTTTACTTAGATAGTTTGTCCAGATGAATGTTGTACCACTACCATCTGCCCTACGAACAATATTAATCTCTTCACTTGGCAATGGTAACTTAGGGTTCAGTGCTTTGATTGCAGGATCATCCCATTTAGTAATCTTTGCTAGATAGATGTCAGCAATGATAGTACCAGTCAATCGTAACTGACCTGCTTCAATACCTTTAACATTAATAACAGGAACAACACCACCAATTACTGTAGGAAATTGAAACAACCCAATCTCTTTTAACTTATCATCTGTCAATGGCATATCACTTGCACCAAATGCAACTGTCTTTGCTTCAATCTGTTTAAGACCTGCACCCGAACCTACACTTTGATAATTGATTTGCATATTTGTTGCTTTGTTATATGCTTCTGCCCACTTGGCATACAATGGTGCAGGGAATGTAGCACCTGCACCTGTTACTTGAGCATATGCAATGTTTGATACTAATAATAGAACTGTAAGTAATGTTTTCATTTTTTTATCCTTCGCAAGCTAGACACTCGTTACCCTGAGCAATGGCAGTCATGTCTAATTCTTTAATTATGTTTCGCTCAATTCGTTTTGATATCTTATCTGCCTTACCAATCTTTTCACTACGGCAATAGTATAGTGTTTTCAGTCCACGTTTCCATGCTAAGAAATGACAAGCATGTATGTATTTGATATTTGCATCTGGTCTAAAGAATAGATTTAATGATTGTGATTGGTCAATATACAATTGTCTATCTGCAGCATGTTCAATTACCCATCGTTGATCTATTTCCATTGATGTTTTGAATACATCTTTTTGATATGCATCTAAAATATCTAGGTGTTGAACTGAACCATCATTAGCAATAATACTAGACCAGATATCATTATAATCATTTTGGTTAACTAAACCAGAATCATTTGCTAATTTAGTTTGAATGAATCTATCTAACCATTTGTTCTTTGCTAATGACGATCCAGATAATGTATCTTGGCGATAAGCATTAGCACGATAAGGCTCAATAGAAGGACTAGTGTTTCCCATAATGATAGAACTGGAAGCATTTGGTGCAATAGCCATAAGATGGGAGAAACGCAAACCACTGCCAACAGCATCTGGAGCTTCTCCTCTAAGTTGCCCCAACTCTTTATTGGCTTCATCTAGTTTACTCCTTATATGTTTGAACATTCTAATGTTAGCAGATTTAGCAGATGCACTTTCAAATGCAATTAGGTTCTTTTGTAGATACGCATGAAAACCGAGAGCCCCAACACCAATAGACCGTTCACGCATAGCAGAATATCGTGCCCTTGATATGCTGTCAGGAGCATTATCAATGAAATACTGAAGAACATTATCGAGCATCTCTGCGGTGTCTCTAAGAAATAATTTGTCATCTTTCCAATCATCATAATACTCCAAGTTAAGTGAAGATAAACAACATACTGCTGTTCTATCTTTATTAGTCGGTAGAATAATCTCACTACACAAATTGCTTTGTTGAATCTTTAATCCTAATTTCTTTTGAAACTCTGGCATCTTAGCATTACTTGTATCAATGTAATGAACATATGGTTCACCAGTCAACATTCTATTCTCTAATAGTTTTTGCCATAACTCTCTTGCAGATACAACTTCACGAACAACACCTGAATTAGGATCTTTTAGTTCCCATGAATCATCTGCCTGTAGATCATACATTGACCGTTCAACTAATCGCATGAAGTCATCTGTTACATTAACACCATGATGTAGATTCAATGCACGAAGATTTTGATCACCAGTAGGTTTTCTCATATCAAGAAACAATAGAATATCTGGATGTGATATATCTAAGTATGCAGCATAACTACCTCTGCGTGTTCTGCCTTGACGATATGCTAAACAACTTGCATCATATGTTTTTAGATGTGGCATGATGCCTACTGATTTATCATCTGAACTACGAATACCTAGACCAATACCTACACCACCACCTAACATTGATAACCAGTTAACCTCCGATAAGCAATCGACCAGACCTTCTGCACTATCATGCAGATAAGGTAGAAAACAAGAAATAGGCAACCCACGCCTACTCCTCCCAAAAGAAAGAATAGGAGTAGAATATGACAACCAATGCTTACTGGAATAATCATAAAGACGTTGACCATGATCTGAATCAGTTGCGAACATTTTTGATACATAAGCAAATCTCTCTTGTGGTGAAACTTCGTCATCTTTCATGTAACTTTCTTTTAGTCTTTTCAAACCCAACTCATCAAACAAACTATCTCTACTGTAATCTATTACTATCTCCGACATTTCATACTCCATTTTTATTGTTCTATAAATTCTTTTATCATAGGAAAAATTGGTTCAATTATATTTGCACATTCTATTGCAACTTCTCTGTGTTCTTTTTGTGTACCGTTGCCACTTCGTAATTGTATATAATGTATCCAACTTCTCACTGTGCCATTCATGTATAACTTAGACATGGTCATACCTTCTGGCATTACTGCTCTTGCTTGTTCTTTCGCAATACCATTATCTATTGCCCATTGATAAGCATTCATTGCATGATTAGATACTACTACTTGATGCATACGCCATTGATTCTCTAATTCTTCATTATCAGTTTCAATACTATTTTGACGATTCTTTGTATCTTGTAGTCTTGCTTCTTTGTATTCAACACCTAATATTGTTGCATTAGCATATCGTTGACTAAACTCTTGAAAACTAAAACTACGGTGTCTTAAAATCTGTCGTGCAATATCTCTTGTTGTTGATATCTCTAAACAAATATTGACCATCTCAAAGGGTGACCAATGATTGTTTTTAATCAAATAACGAATTAACTTTTGAGAATTCATCATATTGATTTGATTATCGGGATTAGATACTCTTGCACAGTGCGCCACTTGTGTTTCTATATCACCAGCATATCCATGAAACTTACTATAATTAATTAACTTTACTTGCATAATCTATACTTTCTTCCAAAATGTAAACTTAGTCTGTGCTCTGAGTCCCTCAAATGTATTACTACTTATAATATCCTGTAAGTCACTTTGTGACATTCCATTCATAACCATCTCATTAATATCTTTTCCTTTGATTGTATCAGGCCAAATTACTACATTATGACCTAACTTGATTGCATTTTGCATTAACTTCATTACTTCTTTATTACGTGGTTCATTGTCATAAATCAAAATTATTTTTTCTGCTTTAATATTTTTTGCTGTCAATGCAAGATTAGAATCACCTGATGCAAGGCAGTTATTTAGAAACAAAGAATCAATTGGTCCTTCTACGATATACACTGGTTGTTTTAAATCAATTCTATCCATACCATAGACTAGTTTCTCATTACTTTCATTTGTGCGTATTGTAACGTATCTTAACTTCTCACTGGCATTTTCTAATGCACGACCAGATATCGCAACTAAACTATTGTTTTCATCATAGAATGGTATCACTAGTCGTTTATCTGCAGTTATCTCTTTTCCATGGTTTGGAAATATTTCATCACAGAACTTCTTATAATTATCAGTATAATACAACATACTGAGAATATCTTTGGTCATCTTACGTGATTCACAATACTTAATACAAAAATGTTCTTTTGATAGTTTATCACATCTTTCTGCATTTTCATATTGTATATTAGTATTCAATTTACCAAACTTAAAAGATGGCATTTCTATTGCAATCTTTACTTTATTATCCTTAAATACTTCACCAGATTTGTATCGTTCCATTAGATATTCTTTGAATAGACTACCATCTAATGTTTTAATAAGATTGCCAATACTCATACTCTGCCCACAATTGTGACAGCGATAGAATAGATTGTTTACTTTACGGTAGATATAACCCCGCATTTTGCTGAGATTCTTTTTAGAATCCCCACACAAAGGACAACGGCAAGCAAAGAGATAATCTTGCTTGCGCTGAAACTTTTCAAATCTTGGGGTTAATAGAAGAGTATACTTAAGATCAATAGATAATGACATGATTCACCATAATAAAGAAACATTATAACACAAACTACTCAATAAGACAATGTAAAACTAGATCATTACCTAAAATAACTTATCTAGTTTTATATGTGCCAATATGTAACCAATAACAACTGCACCACCAAATATCATGAAACGCCACTTCTCAAGGATAGAAATTCTATCTGAGACAGAATCAAACTTTTCCATTAAACACCGGTGTTGTTCTTTTTGTTCTGCTCTAATCTCTTTTAATTCATCAACAACAAATTGAACTTTATTTTCCAACACGGCTATCCTTGATTGAGTGTCTATCATTTCCATTTTATTTCTTAGGTGCCTTCTCTGGTACTTTAGTGCCTTCTAACTTTTTATGCACTTTTATTTTCTTGCAGTCTTGTGCAGTCTTACCAGTTTTCTTATCTACAACGGGTTTACCATCTTTACCCATACGATCATGGCATACTTCTTTTACTTCTGCAGCATTAACATTATACACGAATAACAGCAAAAGTGTGGCAATTATGTTTTTCATGATAGTCCTTATAGTGGTGGTTCTGCGGCAGGCGCAGGTGCAAGTTTACCTGTTGATGAATATGATACTGGTGCTGATGTTGGAACAACTGCAGGTGCGGGTGTATATGTTGGAACTGGTGTTGGAGTAGGTGTTACAACTGGTGTAACTGGCGGTGGATTTACTGCTGCACCAGCAACCTTCTCTTGTGTTCTACCATAAGCAGATACACCTAATACTGCACCCATTGCAACATGAAACAATCCACCACCTTGCAGTGTAATTGGTACCCATTGTCTAAATGCATCATTAGCAACTTGAACTTCCCAGAATTGAACGATAGTAAACATTATTGGAAACAATGCAAAGTCACACAGACAACAAAACATATACATAAATGCCATCATGGGACGCCACTTCTTTTGCATCCAATCTTCTTCTTTTTTCTCTACGATATCAGTCATATTATTTTCCTTTAATTACTTACTAAAACTGTTCTATAACAATTACAATTTGCATCTAAAATTTGTTCGTAATGATAACCTATTGGTGCACCTGGTTGAACATATGTAACAGGTGGTGGATTATATATCATTGGAGGTTGATTATATATCACAGTTGGTCGTGACATAATATATCCTGCAGTTGCACCAAGTAACAATGGTGCTACCCATGAACTGCGATTAGGTTCTCTGTAGTATCCGCCGTGATGACCGTGATGATGTTGTGCTAATACATTACTTGATACCAATAATGTAATAACTAACAATATCTTTTTCATGTTACCCTCCAAATACGTGAAGTGCATGATCGTAATGTTTTTGTCTATCTGCTAAACCTAATGTACCACCATTGATACGTTTAGTCATTGTTAAGATATCACCCTTATCAGCAAAGGTGTTTAGATTGTTTGTTTCCCAGAACCAACATGCAGATTGTGCAGCACCTTCAAATGTTCCAAGATACTCTGGCACATCATCAACCGACATCTCTAAACTATCTGCGAATGCCTGATAGTTATTCTTACCTGTTAATTGAATTAGTCCACGACCACAATACTTCCAACCATCACCAGATGCTTCATCACCATTACCCATACGACTACCATAAGCACGATTAGCAATCTTCGGTTGATTATGTGCGTATTGTGCTGCGATATCAGGTGGAAACAATCTCGGCCATACTCTTGATAGTGATGATGCAGTATAGTTTAGATTCTCTTTTAATGCTCTAAAGTTACCACTCTCATGGGCGCACTGTGCAATAAATGCTGCGGCACGTTTAGGTGTGTTAATCTCATAATCAGGTAATAGAATGTTCAATGCATCAAACCAATGGTCAACATATTGATTACCAGGAATACATTGTCCCAGTTTTTGTGCTGTAAAATCAAATGTAAATTCACTCATATAATCTCCTAGGCAACTGCCTTTGCAATGTTAATAATATTTACCAGTATTTCTCTATACATAATGTTTTCATCTAGATATGCAGTTTGATCTTCTATTGATTGCATAACATTCATACTTTCAATTAACTCTTTAAATTCATCTGCAGAGATAGTACCTGCAGAGTATGCTTCTTTAATATCTGATGCTTGTTGTGCTAGTGCTTGTAAACTCATGATCGTGGCCTCTTAGCAATTACTTTCTGAATTTCTTCTGCGGATGATGCTATAGATTTTAATTTTAACTCACAATATGTTTTATTAATTTCTTTTGATGTGCTATATCGTTTCTGTAAATCTGTAGTAAGCACATGAAGTAAATCTACAGGTTTAAATGTTTGTTCGTTTCTTGGTAGATACTGACTGTAATTCTTTAATTCATGTGCCATATCGTTTAGATTTTCTGATATAACTTTGATTGTGGCACTATCATTACAGTATGGTTGTGCTAATTCTGCAGTTGATCTTACTTTATTGATTAAATTATATTCACCTGGATCATATTGTGCAATCATGAATCTATCAATAGATGAACAACCAGATAAGTATACTAAAGGTAGACCAGATAGGAATAATAACACACATAATAGGTTTTTCATTTCAATTTATCCTCATATAGTTTCTTTTGTTCTTTATACCATTGCTGCCAACCAATCACTTGTTCTCTGGTTTGATAGTAGGTTGCGTAGTTGTCTGTGACAGTTCGTAGGACATCACTAATTTTAACTTTGGAGGTTCCTTCAACAACGCTTCCGGTACTTGGGGAAATGGTATTTTGACTGGCACTGTCGTGGAGCACGATTGCAGCATTAGACAACTCACACTTATTGTCATACTGAGTAACAATCTTTTCAATGATCTTAACATTTTCTTCTGCCTTCTCTTTCACAATTTTAATTTTATCAACATATTTAGTCTGAATAACAGTATTAACTTTTTCAGATTCTACTTTAACTTCTTCTACTCTGGTTTCTATCTCTGCAATTCTGGCACGATAATCTTTTGTACCATAATAATTGCCTTCATAGAATACACCAAATAGAATAATTACTAATGCAAAAGGTGTTACTAATATCTTGTATGGTCCTGCAAAGTAACTACTAATGAATACTACAATACCAAACAATACAATACCATGAATTGCCCATAGTAATGCTTCAGTTGGTATTAAACTCATCAAAAACATTAGTTACCTTTACCATATCTCAGATACATCATTGCACCGGTTTGTTCATCTTCAAGAACAATACCTTCTTTCCAATTCTTATTTGCAAATTCAGAGATTTCTTTACTTATCTCTGCATCGCCTAGATATGTTTCAAATCTCATACCTTTACGTTTTAACATTCGTGCCATTACAAAATTCTTTGTTGGAACTTTAAACACTTGTGAACCAGCAAACTTCTTTCTCTTTTGTATACCAGGTTCTGCAAATCTACCTGTGCCTAGACCCGCAATATGACCACCACCAACATTATTGGTGATTGCACCTTCTCCATCTTCATCTAACTGCTCGATATGTTCTTTGAATGATATCATTTGATTTGCCTTAATACTTCTGCAATTTCCATATCAACAGGAATATCTGCAGAGATAATATTCTTGTCTCTAATACCTTTTACAACTGATGGCATATAATTCAAATATAACAAATACGTTTTCAATGCAGGGTAATCATCAAGAGTCATCTTATAAAATAGAATTCTCGTTGATGCTTCTACACCAAAAACATTATATATTACCACTAGATGATTAATAACTAATCGTTCTCTTAACTCACCATACTTGCGATACCGAAGCAATAGTCTCTTAATGTAATTAAACTTTTTCATGTCTTGAGTAAATTCACTCATAATGCAGTTAGGTTTGTCATACGCCTTTGCTGCATACAATAATATATTGTTACTGTTTAACGTATCAAAAGTCATTAAGTTTCTTCGGTATCTTCCCCATCTGATAGTAATTCTTCTATACGCTCACTGTTACCCATCTCAGCATAGAATTCATAATAACCATCATCTGTTTTGCCATATATTACATATACAAGTCCTGCAACTTCTTCAGTTTCAATCTTCTTTGCACTTAATACAAACTCATCATCATCTGGATTTAACCCATAGATTACAGGCATATCCAGACGATGATTGTATAAAATGCTTCTGATTCTTTGTATGCCAGATTCTGGTGTTAAGATATTCTTATCCAGATTCTCAGACAAAGAATCATTTACTTCATCAAAATTATCCATTAGGAATCAATATACACTGCATCTTCATTATCAGCGCCACTGTTAATCATAGAACCCATTGCAACAAGTGTTTCTGTTTGAACACGACCTATGCGACCACCAACTGTAACCGTAAATGCAGCATTACCAGATGGAGGAACTGCGGTAGGTGTTGCTGAATATACGCCAGGATTAGTGATTACCAAACTATTAACTGATCCATTGCCATTAACTACTACTGTTGCAACTGCTGGTGTAGCACCTGTACCACCACCTGAAAACGTAACAGAACCATTTGTTGTATATGCATTAGTATTAGCAGTAATAGAAATAATACCGCCAGTACCTTGTCTACGCAATACCCAACCAGAATGTGCAGGATGACTATTAGCAGATGCTTTAGTCGAATCATTAGTTACACCTTGTTCTGTAACATCTACGCCATAAATACCAACAATTTGACCAGCAGTAAACTGACCAACTTTAGTATTACTTAAAGTTGTTGTTGCAGTTGCAGAATTTGCGCTGTGAATAGTAGTAAATGCTCGAGGTGTCTTGATACCGCCGGCAGCATTATCTGTGTTTGACCATAAAGCCATTTGAATCTCCTTTGTTATTTGTTATTTATTAGAAATTATTACGAATAATTTGTGTTGACAACTCTGGTTCCGGTTCAAATTTATCTTTTGATGCCTTTTGGTCTCTTGCTTTTTTAGCAACATCTTTGACCATCATTGTTGTTTTACTCACTGTTCTTTTTGCTGGTGTATTTGTTCTTTCCACATCCATCTCACTATCTTCTTTCATTTGTTTCTTCATTGCCTGTTTAGCTAAATGTTTAACTCTTGACATTGGAGAATGAACTGCACCAGATTTATCTATTTTGCCATGTGGACCATCAAATGGAATCTTTGGATCATCTTTCTTCCATCCTGTATCTTTTGACCATGAACCTTCTGCTTCATCAATTTGCACATCTTCTTTCATGTGACCATATTTCTTTTTGTACCAAGTAGGCATTCCACTTGTCTTACGGAAATGTCTAACTGTTGCTGAATCATTTGCTTGGTCACGATATTTGTTTTCTGCATCTGTATTATGACTCTTCATTGCTTCTGCGGCAGCATGTGCATCTTTAGCAATATGAATCAATGCCTCATCAGATTTTTTATGATACTCATGACCTTCTAAAGGATGTCTTTGTGATGGACGACCTTCTTCAAGTGTATCTTCTTTTACTGGACCATGTTCTGATTTGGTTGTTGGTTGTTTCTTTTTTAATAGAGAACTAAGAGAATCATAATTCTTATCAGTTTTTACATTATATTCTTTGTTACCTGGACCAATATCAGCAACTCTAGTACCAATAGGTGCTTTGTGACTGATAACAACTGCTTCATTTGTTTTCTTATCTTTTTCTTGTTCTGCTTTGCGTTCTTGTGGTGTAGGAATCTTAGGTGGATTCTTAATCAACTGTTTGCTTTTCAACATAGTCATCAATCTACTACTGGCAGATTCTTTAACTGGCTCCTCTACTGACTCATCAACTTCACTCATCAAGTAATTTGAAACGGTAGAGATATAATCTTCCGCAAGAGTAATCTTAGATTGTACCCACTCAGGAAGATTATCGTTATCTTCTAACATATCATGAACTCTTTGAGCATTATTGATAATACTCTGTAATTGTCCACGTGCCATATCACCTTCATAATCATATTCTGTTTTTTCTTTTGCTTCTGAAACAGTTTTCCAACCACCACCTTTTGACTTGTACCATTTAGATGCCCATCCATTTGCATATGCAGAAGGATAAACATCAAACTTAGATTTTGCTTGAGCAATTGCTCTTGACCATAACTCTGGATTAGTTGGTTTATTTTTTTCGTCTAATTTTTCCATGTTTTCATTTACCTTACTTTTAACATTAATAGGTGCGCCTTGTCTTTCTGCATTTGGATCTTGTTCTCTTTTTCTTTTTACAGCAGATGCTTTTTCTTTTTTACTTAATGATGCTCTTTGTCCTTGTGACATGCATTTAGGTTTAGGTTCACCGGGTTCTCTTGCACAATCACCAACAACTTCACCTTTAGTATTTACTCTTTTCCAGTTGCCGTCAGGATCAGTTTTACTAAACCATTTACGTAAATCTTCATTCATTTCTTTTTTTCTTTCATCATTAGATTTACGATTTGGATGATCTGGATTTTTATAAGATGTTTTTCTTAATCCCTCTGAATCATAATCCCCAGATTTCTTTTTTGCAATAGCAGTAGCTGCAGCTATTGCAGCTGCGGCAGATTCTTTTACACAAGAACCGGGTGAATATGGTTTTTTGCCTGACACTGATTTATAACCAGTCCAACATCTTTTTTCTCGCAATTCAGACCATTTTTTCATTACATGTTATCCAAAGCAGTTTGATGGCCGTCCAAAGCACCACGGTGCCAATCAGAATGTTCTGTAGTACCTTTCTTGTGTGGATTATCTGCCAACATTTCTTTTTTTCTTGCACGAGCAGTTACTTTAAAACCAGAATCCTGTGCATGGTCTGAAGCATATTCATGTCCCGCTTCGTAATGTTTAGATTCCGTTTCTTCTTTTAATTTAGCCTGCTTAGTTGCAGTTGCATACATTACTGATTTAGCATCTTTACCATAACGCTCTTTGAAACCTGCTAAACCTTTTTTCATTGATTTAACAATTTCTTCTTTCTTACCTGTTTCAGCAGCAGTTAATGTGCGCTCTTCAATTTGTTCCACTTCTTCATTACTGGGTTTAGCAACTTCTGCTTTCTTACCTTTACCTTCAGCTTTTGCTTTGGCATCTTGTAATTCAGCAGTAAATTCATCATTAGATGGTTCTTCATCAAGAATTTCTTCTTCAACATATTCTAATTTCTCAAACAAACCTTTGATACCATTTTCTTGATAACTATTCAATAAATCAGTAAATGATTCTCTACGCATTGCAATCTTAGCATCTTTTTTAGCTCTAGAAGCGGGTGTTTCAAAACCTCTTGTTGCCCGTGAAGCATATGTACCTTTAGATACTTTTTTCTTGGATTTCATGTCAGCTGCATCATCTGCACCTTCTGGATCAACATAGTTTTTACCATATGATTTACCTTCAATCTTACGGGGAGTTAAATCTGCTAACTTAATTTCATCAATTTGTTCTTCTTCTTTAACAGCTTTCTTTTGACCTTTAAGAATCTTAAAATCTTGTGCATCAATTTTATTATTGTGGTTCTTATCAATATTCTTTTGATTACCAATTAGTGCTTCTTCAACTTTTTTCTGTGCATCTGCTTCCATAATCTTTTTTACTGCATCTGCTACCGATTGTGTAGTTTTATCTGTAAACATCTTTGTATCTCCCTTTTATTATTTTTTTAGCAATTCCATTTGCGTAATGATTTATTAATGCGACTATCTGGATCTCGTGCAGTCTTAGCAGATGTTAATTTTGCTTTCATACCAGACATTCTAGCACAAAATGATTTTCTACGATTTGCAGATTTACTACCTGCCTTCAATTTACTAGGTTTAGTAGTAACTGCCATACTTAGTTTAGAACCAGGATTCTCTCTACGATAAGATTCAATACCTTTACGATTCAGACCACCCTCAGGGTTCTTACCTTCTTTTCTTTGCCATGCTGCAACTTCAACAATGAATTCTTTAAGTGTTATCATAGATAATTCTTCTTCTTAAATGTTGATAAACTGATACCTTGTTTTTTTAATTCATCTTCTTTTTGATCACCGATAGATGCAGTAGTTTCATCACCAGTTAATTCACTTAATTTATCTTTCATCTTTGGTTTTGCTTTACCATCTTTACCAATAATCTCTTGGTTCCAACCAGACATGGCCATACCAGGTTCTATGCCCATGTCAATCTCATTTATTTTTTCTTTGAGCTTCTTCTTCGCTTGGGTGAAGGAGATTTTGGTTCTTGAACTGGTGTTTCCACAACCGCAGTCACAACTGGCGCCACCTCCACAACTACTTCCTTCGGTGACTCTACTGATACTTCTACTTTGACTTCTTCCTTCTTCTTGAATATGTTCTTTATGAAATTCAACATCACTACTCTCCTTAAGTTTAACTACATAAAAATTGCCTTGTTTTTCAACTTCACCATTCTTGATGTGTGCATCTTTAGCAGCGGCACGCCTCATCATGTATTTTCTAGTGTTACCTTTACCATCTTTTAGATAATTCTTTTCTTTAACTGTTTCATTTATAAATTCTAAGAACTGTTCATTAACAGATTCTTTGTTTAATTTAGCAATTTTTGATGTCTCTTTAGTTTTCTGAATAGTTTCTTTTGTTTTTGCTGGTATCTGTGTATTTGATGCACCACCTCTTGGTGTTCCAGAGGACATTGATGAACCTGATGTAGGAATATCAGGTGTTTTCAATTTAATCTTACCAACAGCAACTAACTTATCGTTGATGGAGTGATGTGTTGTTGTTCCGTTCTTACCGTATCTACCAAAACCATAGTATTGTAATCCAAGTTTCATTGCTTCTTTATATGCACCAGACTCAGTAGGTGGTGTTTGTTTCAAACCTTTTTCACTTGGTTTTGTTGTATCTTTCTTATTTAATTCTGTTGCCATCCATTGTTGTGCTTGTTCATGATCTGGTTGTTTTGATGTAAATTCTTTTACTTTCTTGAAAATCTGCATCATCTCTTCTTTTTTTGCTTTTACTACTTCTGGATCTGCAGAGCGTAAATCTTCAGAGTTATCAAATTCAATATAGTTTTGTCCAAATAGTTTTGCAAATTCTGCTCTATTCTTTTGAACTGCATCCCATTTCTCTTTACGAATATTCTCTGGTACTGTTCTACCACCACGTTGACCACGTTCAATGTTTCTTTGTTGTGATACTTCATCTTTAGTTTGAACTGCAACCATAGATGTTGCATAACCAATCTCTTCTAACTTCTCTTTAATCTTCTTAATCTTTTCTAAATCATCACCCGTACCATTAATGATTAAACCATTGCGACCAGACAATGCCAATCTTTGGCGCAACTCAGTGACATTCTTTGCACGACCACGAACTAAATCTCTTTTGCCTTGTTCACCCGCAGGCATCTTCATATCAAGATTTTCTTTGTCCATCAAGTATTCAAATGCTTTATCTGAATTTAATTCTGTTAATCCATGACCAGCAAGTGTATTATCTAATACATAATCTTTACCTGAACCTGGACCACCAGATAAGAATACTGCTTTGAAGATACTCTTATCATGCACACCTTCATCTAACTGTTGTTCAAATAAAAAATCTAATGATAGATTGAAACCTTCTTTGATACCCATACCTTTTCTTACATCATTGTATAGGTCTTTAGAATGTTTCTCTGGTACATGACCAGGAATACCTTTTTTGAATTCTTTAAAATTACCAGATGTTGCATGACCTCTCATCTTAGATGCAGACATACCTTCTGCACCTTCTGCATCAGGATCACGTTGACCAGCAGAATGAACTTCAATCTTCTTAAAATTGAAGTGACCATGCGGTCCTTTTACATTATTGTATTTGTGTAGTAACTTATGATATTCGTCTGTGCGGTCTGAACCAGCAACCATATGTAGATGTGTTGCACCTGCTTTGTGTAACTTTGCCGCTTGACTTAGAAAATTAGGATGTTCTTTATCTGATACTGTTAGATTAGTATTTGGAAAGAATCGTTTAGCATGTTTTAGTTTTTGTTGTGAAGTAAGAGGGTTCTTACCTGGATCTTGACTATGTGAGAGAACAACATGGTGTGTTCCACCAACATTTTTAGCAATCTCTTTGACTTTATTGACTAGTTTTTCGTGACCTACGGTAGGTGGATTGACTCTACCAAATGCCAAAACGGCATGCTTTTCTTTTTCTTCGTTAATAAAATCTTTAAATTTCATGTTCTCCCGCCTCTATAGCAAGTTATACTGTATTTATACTTTTAACATCTTCACATAATCGGAACATACACCTTTAGGATTAATTTGTTTAATTTCTTCATAATTCCAATGTTTTTCTGGCATTACCATAATCGTCATATCATTAACAACTTCTTTACCTGGATATGCCCAAATATATCCAAAACTAGTTAATGTATAATCATCATTCTCATGCCAAAAGAAGTTAAATTCTGGATTATTAAAACAATATGCTAAAGAACGAACATCTTTACAATGAATCCATAGATGATCTATTCTATCAATTAAGTAATTCTCTTTTACTTTGTATTGTTCATAATCATGTCCAAAGTAAAGGTCTTTCTTAATCATTCGTAAATCTACTTCAACACAATAACCACGTTCTATAGCATCATCTAAATAATAAGGATTGTTTTCTTCTGCAATATTAGGTCCGTTAATATTGCCTCTATGTGCAATCAGTATCATACGTTTACAATAACTCCTAAGTTTTCTCCACGACCAGAAGGAATCATAATCTCAACTTTTTTACCTATCTTCTCAAATAAATGATCATGTATCT